TGTGAATAAGTATCGAGATCGATGACTTTCTTTCGTGCCATGTCAAAAATTATCGCTCTAAGAGGATGTTATAAATCTCATCGACACGCGAGTTAAGTCGCTTAATTTCTGACAATAGATGGGTAATGACATACCCGGCAAGGCCACCGATTACGGCAAGGCTAGCAAAGTAAAGAGTAAAGAAATCGCTTTGGCTCATTTCTTCTTCTCAACGGTATCGACCGCAGCCTCTAGGGCATCTGCGACGATATCGCCTACGGCCTTCTTTGCTCGGTAAGACTTAATCGCTGCACGGATTACTGGAATCGCGATCAGTCCTAAAGTTGCGTAGATGATTGCTTCCATTATTTGCCTCCTAGTAGCGGTATGTTAAAGAACGAACTATCTGCATCGCCTTGTTTAGTGAAAGAGATATGGCAATGATGATTATGCGGATTGCTTCCAGAATACTTGCGCCAGCGCCAGCCCATGCGAGACGATGCAATTCGTCCGTTGAAGATAACGTAGGCAATACGCTTCTCTCCTGCCTTAGCTGCGAGTCGAATCTGATCTGCAATATCGGGCATGAGGTCTGGCTTGCCGGACTTATGTACATCTCTATCGACATCGATCGCTCTAACCAGCCCAGTCTCTCGATCAGGGTTATGGTCACTAGGACGCGCTGAATGACGGAGATCGCCGATCCAGCCATCGGAACGCCTATCACGATCTGGGAAGGTATCATCGAACTGTTCCCTCAGTTGTTGCCCAGCCTTGCATAAAACTGGTTTCATGCCAAGTTAGCCCGCAAAGCCTTTTCATCGGCGATTACTTTTTCAATATCGGCAATTTCTTCTGCCGTAGCATCGCGCTCGATTGTTTCGCCTGTTGAGAAGTTATGATCGGTTACCGTGGTTTTACTTTGAGTAGCCATATACTGATACCTTTCCTGAGACTGTTCCTGAAACTGTAAAAAATAGTGAGTCGTAAGATGTCGCAACCTTGTGAATTCCATTACGAAGATTCTGGTAATTATGTTGGGCCGAATCAAGGTGTAAAGTCGTTGCCTTTGCTACGAAAGGATTATTGACTTTAAGATGAAAACCTCCAGCATTTGCATTGCCATCTGTAAAATCGAAAGACCCAAATGATGAATTGCCAGAACTTCCCGAGGCGATGGAGTTATTAGCATATGAAAAGCCAACTTGACCGCCACTATAATCTGATGTTGCGTTAGTGCTTCCTGACCGTAACCCTATATTCATGAAACTTAAATTCGAGCCAACGATTTCAGAGCCAATGATTAAATAATTGTCATAAGTTGAGCTAAAAATACTTGATAGGTTAAAACTACCTGAACTGCTAAGCGTTGTTGTGCCAATGAGCGTTAATGCTCCGCTAGATACGGATCCCCATCGAAGTCCAGTACCTTGAGATGAATCTGCCGTAAGGACTGTGCCGTTAGCGCCCACTGGTAAACGAGCTGGTGTATCGGCTGCGGTTGCAGTAATTAAATCGCCCTTAGCATCAAGAATGAGCAACGGATCAACCGCAACCCATGAATAATCTAAATCTGTGTTTGAAGCCTTTGCCAATACCTGTCCAGTTGTTCCGCCCTTAAGGTCTACTAAAGCCGTGTCAATATCTTGACCGAGTGCGGCAATAGCGGTAGCGCCATCCTTTACTAGGTCTGTGGATTGAGGAATATCCCATCCAAAGTTAGTCGTTGTTGTTGCCATTACGCTACTGCTCCAATCGCTTCTAGCCAGGTTAGGCTTGTGTTAAGAGTGTTCCAGGTTTCTGCCGCGCTTACCTGTTCCCATTTTACCGCAACTTGGCTGAAGTTCACAGGAGAAGCGTTGAATGTTACCGTGAGATTATTTAAACTAGCCCTAAAGGTCCAACCCTCGATGTAACCCTGGAATGATCCGCCCGTGATGTTAGGCGGTAGATTTTGAATCCAGACTGGCTGACCTAAAAAGATGTTGATGAGGGCATCTCGGTCTGAGTCATCAATTTCTGGGTTACCCAAAACGAAGGTAATGTTCTGAAATCTGGCGTAAGGAAAGGCTCGAAGTTCAATATAACGATCCGCAAAATCTACTGCGTCACTATTGTTCTTAATTCTGGATGTAAAAGACTCAGCATAAACTCCGTAAAGTCCTTGGCTCTCTAAGTCTGTGGCCGTGTAAACATGGCTGCCGGTATTCCCAGATGTGATGGTGAATGAATTACGAAGATCGCCAGCCCGAGTGGTAGCTGATAAACCTAAGCCGTTGGCATGGTTAGCGTCTAAAGTCGTGTATCCATTATTGGCTAAATAGTCCTGTCGATGAGTTGAATCTGCGTACCCAATACGGCCTTCTGCATCCTCGTAAAGGACTCCAAAGGCTGAGTTCGCAATAGCCGTGCAAAGTGAATAAAGGTCTGTGTTGCTCGATGATCGAGCGATAAGTTCATAGTTGCCTGGTTGATCGATCTCGCCTAATCCTACGTTCACGGCATTAGCCCAGGTTTCTGTGGGGTTATATGATGCCCATGTTTCAGCAGGCGGAACGTCATTCCACGATCCTAAAAGATAGCCATTCAAAAGAGTGTAAATCTGATCGCCATCAAAATCGGCAGTTAGAACGCCTGCATCGATAATCTTAGGAAGTTTGGATAATGCTCCAAGCGCAGTAATAGTGGCGATAGTTGTATATCCTCGATCGCCAGCGCTATTAACCGTTACCGTAAAATCGGATATAAGGCCACCAAAGATCGGAATATAGGTCCCTACTGAGTTTGTAACCTCTACCGTAAGGCCTGTACCTACTGTGAAATCGTAACTAGCGTTATCTAGGTTAAGTAACTGTAACTGGCAATATCCGGCAACGGGTTGCTGGTAAATATCGGTTCGACCTGAAGTAATAGTGAGATCGGCTATCGTGATGTTCGATAACTCGACCCCATTGATAAGAACCTTGTAATCAGGGGTATAGGCCGTCATGGCGTGGAGAATCCTGCCGCGCCAAGTGTGCCTCTAGCTGCTGAATTGTTAAGGACGTTTACGATCGTCCGCGCAGTACCTTCTGGATCAATGGCTCCGTTTACCGTAATGTTAGTTTGGCTAGAAGGAACTGTAACCCTAGGCAATGTTGGAGTTCTGGTTATGCTTGGAGTTGCTGAAGTAGGATTATCTCCGCCGCCAAAAAATCCAGACACGGCTGAAGCCGCGCTTTTTATGGCATTAATGATGCCCATGACACGGTTATAGATATTGGTCAAAGTCTGTACGAAATCAGCAAAGGTATCTATTGCCAAAGAAATGAAAGTACCAAGCGACTTAAACGCTAATCCTAAAGTTTTGCCAATAACGGGCGCAAGGAAATCTTTAGCGAAGTTGTAAATACCGACCATGAAATCGTAAAACGGTTGAAGTTTTGCGTTATTTTCTGCTAAAGAATCACGGACCTTATTGAACGCAAAGGTAACTCCGTCAATAACTGGCTGAATAATTTTCATGACTGGCGCTAACTTCTCGCCAAGATTGCTAGTAAAGCTTGAAATTGCCGGTATCACTTTATTGACGATTGTTTCAACCATAGGGGTGATCGCAGTAAGGATGTAAGCGCCTACGGTCTCTTTACCTTCATCGAAAGCGATCTTGAGGCGATCCATCTTGCCTTGGAATGTATCTGCTTTAGCTGATGCCTGGCCTTCAAAGGTGCTAGCCAGTTTGGCAGTAATCTGCTCCATGCTCATGGTTGCTAATTCGGTCTTTGATAGACCAATACCTAAACGACCAAGCGATGCAGTATTGCCCTCGGCGGCTCGTGCCATGGCATTTGTGACTGCCTCAAGTGACTTGCCGCTACCTGCGGCAACATCGATCGCGATAGTCTGAAGTTCTTGCGCTTTCTGCACATCGCCTGTTGCTCTGGCTAAACGCTCCAAGGATGGGCGCAGTTCATCGTCTGTAACGCCAAAGGCTAAAGATGTCTTGGTTATGTAATCTTCTGTTGCGCTAATCTGCGCTTCTGTTGCCCCTGTAACGTTCTTGAGCGTTAGGGCTAACTTCTCTTGAGCTGCTGCGTCGGCAATGGCTGACTGGACTCCATCGATCGCTAACTTGCCAGCGTAGGCAACGGCTGCGGCTCCTGCTGCTGCAAAGGCTAGGCCAGCCTTTTTACCAAAGTCAGATACTTTGCCGCCAAAGGTCTGGACTTCTCCATCGGCCTTGTTGAGATTTTTAGTAAAGTTATCAACGTCTGCAAGGAGTTTGAGGGTTAAGGCTCTGGATGTTGAGGCCATTAGTTCCACTCCTTTAGAATCTTATCGAATGAGGCAGTCCACTTTGCGACTATCTCAGGTTGAATCCTGCGTAACGTTGGATAGATAAACCAGCCCTTAGAGCCTCGACCTTCACGGCCTGACCAGACTGGGAATTGCTTAAACTTGTTAGAACCGAACTCAGAACCGCCCCAGATGTCTTTAGTGGTTGCTCCACCCGAGAACTTCTGAGAAGCGAATCCGTAAGTAATCTCACCGATACGGCTTGACTTCTTGACACGTGCTCCACGTGCGTTGCGCCCAGCCACTGCTCGGCTTGGACGAGAATTAGCCGTCTGAATAATCTCTGAGC